TCGATGACCACAAACGCGATGAGGGCATAGAGAAACCCGTCCAGACCGCCGAGGAACCAGCCGAGAAAACCGCCAATGGCGGCAAAGGCCGCCTGCACCCAGTTCCAGATCGCTTTCATTGTCAAAACCTCCGTTTCAGTTGGATTTTTGTATATAGCGCCGGCTTACGCCGGCGCAAAAAAAGAACGCCCCGCCGTTTCCGGCAAAGCGTCCTTGAAGCCTTACGATATACGGTTGTTACACCTGTTTGGGCAGCGCCTCCCAGAGCCGCATATCCTCCTGCCCAAGCGACCAGATGGCGATGCCTCGCAGCTTCCAGCGGTAGGCGGCTTCATTCGCCCAATATACGAGGCTGTCCACATCCTGATAATACAGGATAGAAAAGCCGTCCGCGTCGCCCAAGAACAGCCGGGCAATCCAGACGTTGATGTCCTTCGGCACTACCTTTGCGGTATAGTCCCCGCCGCAGGCGATCTGGAGCAGGTCGGAGTGGAAGAAATCATAATCCAGCGAAATGTCCTCGCTACGGGTATCTGCCTCCTCCACGTCGCTGCCCACCGAAAATACCTGAAACTCCTCGTCCCACGTGACGCCTGAGCGGGGAATCCTGCCGAAGCCCTTAGTAGCGCCGTCCGGCATGGTCACATCAAACGCCTCATACGGCTCATACGTCCAAGCGTCCCCGAGCCGCAGCAGCTCGCATACCGTCCGGTTGTCCGAGCGGTAGCCCGCATAACCTCCGGTACCGTTTACGATCGCCGTAAAGCGCAGGGTATAGCTCGTACCGGAATAGACCCTGACCGTGTTGCCGCGCTTGCGCATTTCAATGGTATACATGCTCGGATTGGAGCGAAGCTCGCTGTCCGGCGTCTTGTTGAAGCTGGCGGCGTAGCTGCCCCGCAGCGCGGAGCCTTGGTAAAGCTCGATGCGCTGGGTATCGTAATTGAGGCAGCAGAACAGGTCGCCGCAAAACACGCCCGCACGACCGCTTCCGTTCTGCGGAAACGCCAGCCGCGCCCGGATATGCACATCCGAAAAACCGTCATACTTCCACGCCAGCCTGCCATGTCCCTCAAGCTGGGAATAAGGGCGGCTGTCGGGATCGTCCGGGTCCTGCCAGACGTCCCACTCTCCGTCCAGCGCCGTCCAATAGCTCTCCGGCAGTATATTTTCGTCCCGAAAATCCTCGTACCAGACAAGCGCGGAGTCCGGCTTCCTCCGGAGCATCTCGCAGGTGAGCTTGAAGCCCCGGTCGGGCACGGCCATCACGCCGTTCACGTCCTTGAAGCTGCGGGGCGAGAGCGCGAACACCGCTTCTCCTGCGCTCGGGGCCTCAGAGAAGCCGCCGCAAACGCGGAACCCGTAAAACTGCGCGCCGGGCGCGCCTCCAGAAATACGGAGAGTATGAGCGCCCGCCGCAAGAAAGACGCCTTTGGCAAAAGTGAGCCAGCAGAGCCGCCTCCAATACGGCCACCACAGTCGGTTTTCCGAAAAGGTTTTTGACGTTCCGTCCAGCGAAACCACGATGGCGTTCTTATCCCAGAACGGGTAACATATCCGCACGGCCACATCGTACACGCCGGACTGCGCGATCTGGAAGCGATACTCCGCCTCTCCGTCCTCTCCCAAGGAAGCCATGTTCTCGGTCACGACGACGCTGCCGGTGTATTCGTCCGGCGCTCCGTTCCGATCAAAATAAATCGTACCGAATTCCGTCCGCTGCTCTTTGCCGTAAGCGGTGAGATACCGCCTGCGGTTATATGTTTCGCGCTGCAGAGGATATTCCCATGACACGGCGTCCCAGCCTTCCATGTAGTCGTACACATGGGGCAGCGCCCACGGCGCTTTATCATAATCATCCCAATACGCGATGATCGGGATCATAGGCTGCGGCGGGCCGTCGTCCGTGAAGTTATATCCTCCGGTCATCCAGAGCTTCGCGGCATAATAGGTATTGGAAACCCCTCGATAGGTGATGCCGAGGTTTTCGGGCGTGTCGTGGATGCGCCAGTTCCACCCGTAAGCGGGCAGCCCCATGAAGATTTTATCCGGGTCCATGACTTGGACGGCATAGTTATAGATGCCCTCCAGCCAGTCCCGGGGAGATACTGGCCCGGGAGCGGAGCCCGCCCAAGCCATGCCGTAGCTCATGATGGCGGCGGTATCGCAGCAGGCGTTCAGATCGGCGTAGACACACCAGTTTTCCCCTCCGACGGAGCCTTGAACGCCGGTCATGCCGGGCAGGCAGAGGTTGACCAGCTTGGCGGGGTTGTAGTTCTTGACGGTCTGATAGATGTCGCGAAACAGGGCATTGGCTGCATCCTTATTTTCGTATCCGCCGCCTCGCTCCAGATCGATGTCCACCCCGGCGCACCATGGGTATTTCTGCATGATCCGCACGATTTCCGAAAGGAAAGTCGTCTTCGCGCCGCCTTCGTTATTGCGCAGCGCGGTGAAAATGGAGGCCGTCCCATGGTTCATGATGGTGAGCAGCCATTTGATGTGTGGCCACTTCGTTCGGTAGGCGGAGAGACTAGACACATCGGTGCCGGTTTCGGCGATCGTGCCTGTTTCGTCAACTTCGAAAGTGAAGATGCCAACGGTGTCCAGCCGGTCGCCGTAATCCCGCAGCGCCTCATACATGCGGGCGTTGCCCATAAAGCTCCACACCATGCACTTCTTTCCTTTTATATAGTCCCTCATGGCCGATCCTGTCCTTTCATCATCTCCCGGTACTCAAAATACACCCGCGCCGACTTGCGCTCCTGAAGCTGAACTTGGTGCTTGCTGTCATGGGCGGCGGTATATTGGAAAAAGCCTTGCTTCGGCGTGGCGCTCCCGTTTTTCAGGCACTCCCTCGTGGAAGCCAGAAGGGCCAGCTCGTCGCCGGCGTTCACCGCCTCGAGGAAACGCATCTTATGCGATCCCGCGCCTTGGGAGAGGGCGACGCTTCCGGCCTCCATATCCTGAATGGGATAAATGTAGCAATCCAGCCCCGAGGAGGTTTCGCCAAGGTTGAATATGATGATGGTTTCGCCGGAGCGAACCACGCCGTTATAGTATCGCGGCGGGTTCGGCGAGCGCCTGAGCATTGTGGTAGTGTGGGGCGTGTAGCCGGTAAGCCTATCGCTCTCCTGTATCTGAAGGTCAGTAAACCAGATGGTTCCGACGCAATCCGTGATCAGAGGGCGCACGGTGATGCTGACCACCCGCATATCTTCCTTTGTTTTAAGCGTTTCCGTAAACCGGATAAAATTACTTACCATATTCATCGCCTACCCGTCCAACGTCCACTGAATCTCGCTCACATGGCCGACCCAGCCGGTGGCGATGGAACCGGCCTGCAGCATGATATCCGTAAAGTACACCGTTCCCGTGCAGTCGGTGACGCAGAGCCTGACGGTGATGGAGCGCAGAGCGCCGGAGCCTTTGGGAGACGCGTCCCGCGTGATCTGCTGGAAACTTGCCATATCATCATCTCCTTAGAACAAATCAATAAAGCGCGTTTCGGTGGAACCGTCCTCGTACTCGAACGCCACCTCGATGCCCACTTGACCGTTCGCGCCCTTCTGCAGATTCTCCGAGCCGATCTGCGCGGATATGGTGTAGCTGCGCCGCGAGGCCGGATAGACCGTCTGCGCCATGCTTTTCGTCATGCCGGGCACGCCCACCGCCTTAAAGGAAGCCGTTCCGGTCACGCCGTTTACGGTATCCACCTCAAAGCCGGAATTCTGCCAATAGGCGAAACCGTCGTCGGCGCGGGAGTTGCGCAGGTGATTAAACGGCACCATATCCCGGATTTCCTGCTGCACAAGGTCGGACTGCGCCAGTTGGTCGGCAATCGTCTCTTCCGGCGCGTCGCCCAATTCCCGCAGCTTGCTGGACAGCTCCAGCACGGTTTTCCACGGCTCCCGCAGGTTATACTGCCTGCGGACGATCCGCGTCCGGATGGTTAGATTCAGATCTCGATCGTCCACCGTGACGATATCACCAAGCTCCCAGGCCTCGTGCTCATAGCCGGCGAGGGCGGACAGATCCATGGCCGAGAGCACATAGGAAACACGAGGCTTTGCATATTCGGCCAGTCGCATCCTTGTATACTCCAGCATCTGATACGGGTTGCTGAAATTGGACAAATCGAGAGTGGATACCCGAACCTCGCTGGAATAGGCATAGTCCTCCACATACTCCCTGCCGTCGTTGATGGACGCGAAGGTCATGCCGTCCTTGCCGTAAGCGTATAGGCGGGTCACAAGGCTTCGTGTATCGACCACGCGCTTGATGCTGTTTAGGTTTTTCCGATAAGCGAACAGCGCGCCGCTTTCCTTGCCGCTGAAGGTCAGCAGATGCGCCAGCCGGTTGGCGCTGTCGAACACGAGGTCGCCGCCGTGGACGTTCTGCACCGCCCGCAGGATGGCCAGCGCGTTTTTCTCCGTGCATTTCCATGTCCGCAGCGTGGATACGTTGACCGTGCCCACCGACCAGCCGGTGCCTTCAAGTGCGTATCGCATCGGCACGTCCGGCGTATCGGCGTTAAAGTCCATAGGCTGTTTTGTGGCGCTGAACGCCAGATCATAAAAAGCGGCCTCGGCGTACACCGTGGTCAGGGTGGATCCATCCGTGCTTTTTTCATCGGAGAGTGTGCGGATGCGGTAGATGTCGCTTGCGATCTGCACCGATTTTTCGTTGTCCAGCGCGCTTCTTTTCGGATCATGGAACGGGAGCTTGAACTCCAGCGTGTCCGCGCCGTTGACCTCGCCGGTGACGATGATGTCGAAGGCGTTTTCCAGCACGGCTTCCCACGCTCCGTTTTCGTCCAGCACCATGGGCCGGGCAAAGCCCAGCTTCTCATAAGGGGTCTTGGGTATGTCGTGAAGCTGGATATCCAATAGCTTAGGCGTTCTCGCCGTATCGGCGGTGGCCAGCGTCACCCGGAAGCGGATGTACCGCCGGTTGGGCGATTGCAGCTCGCCGCCGACTCCCACCGTCTGCCATGCCGACCATTCCTCCAAATCGTCGGAGGCGGCCGTTTCCACCTCCGCGATGGAGGTAACGTCCGCAATATACTCGCTGGTTATCGCTACCCGCCCGTTGCCGGACAGAGAACAGGGCGCCGCTTTGGTATACAGCGCACCGCTTGTGGGATAAACGCCGCTTGTCGCCTTGAGTACGACCGCGCCCGGCTCCGTCAGGGCGTCCACGCTTGCTACGCTGTCCGCGCCGTTGGCCAGCAGCGCGTTCTTAAAATGCTGCGCCAGGTCGTCGATGGTCAGGCGCGAATCGGTCTCCAGAAACCAGTCGTCGAAGCCTCCCGCGAAATAATAGGTATCGGCGTGCATGCCCATGACGATATTCGCCGTACAATTCGGGTTGAGCGTACCGGTGAAGGTTCGCTTGGGTCCTATCCAGACCGCGCCGCCGCTCCGGTCGCAGAGTATAAACTGCGAGGTCTTGGCCGTTACCTCAATCACGGCCGCGATGAAATACCAGCCGCCGTTGACCATAGAGAAACTCGGCGTTTCGCTCTGATCAAGGATCAAAGTTCCCGCCGAGTTGTAAAGCATCATGCGCGGCCTGCCCTGATAGAGCGACACATAGAAAATCGGCTGGCCGGGTCCTTGCCGGGTGTTGAAGATCGGAGTATAGG